CAAAAACAGTATATCTATGTATATGGGTGGGGTCTCGCGGCACATGCCCTAGTTCGTGCGCTTGTGTTTGTGTGTTTGTGCTTGTGTGCTTGTGTTTTCTTGAACATATGTTCGCCAAACAAGTGTTTGCCTCACCCAGAGTAGTCATCTCACTACAAAATAAATAACCCTAGCGCCGTAGTAGTAATTATTTGTTAGGGTCGCCTAACATGTTTTGGGTTGTAAGGGTAGCCTGACAGTGTGTCGAATGTCACATCGTTTGATTCGTCGAGTGGGCATCTCGACCCCTATACTTGTAGGGGTAAGCATATAAACCATATAAACAAAGGGGAATACATGAATCAAAGAATTCGAGTTCCGAAGAAATTCATCGAGGACCATTCGAGCCGTGACTTGCTCGACCTCGACGCTGTGACGGTGGGCGAAACCAAAACCCACTACATCGTCGAGTTGTCGAAGGAGCAGGCTTTCGAGTTGTGGAGCGATGCGAACCATTACAGTTGCCAAGAGATGGCGGGCGAGTTCATCGAGTCAATGGGTCTCGGCTTTGTGTCGAGTGCTCGGGCAACTCGGCAGGCGCTCGACGGTTTCATGAATTTTGTGAATCGTTGCGACGCTTTGAGGGGCAACTAGACCGAAACGCCGTGAGGCGTCCGAGGGTATCGCTCTCGCTGACGAGGTCAGAAAACTAGAGAAGGGGCAAGCAATGAAGGCAAAGAAATTAGACGTTTACGAATCAGACGCCGAGGTTTTGGCGTCTCACCGTTCAACTTTGCGGTGCAAATTTTCGGTAAACTCTCGCACAATTCGGGTGTCACGATTCGAACACAGCCGTGACCCTTGGGCGGTGAATGTCATCTGGAAAGATGAAGAGTCGAACTATGAAAACTACATCCGAGCAACAAAAACCTATACAGCCCGCATGACTTGGGGCGGTAAATGGGTAGTGAGCATGGTGACAGATGGGGCGGTGGCTATCTGCCTCGATGCCATTTAGACCGAAACCCCGAAAGGGGTCTAGTGGTATCGCCACTACTGACGAGGTCAGAAACTTACAGATAGGGGACAGAATGAAGACATTAGAGCAAGCACCCGCCGAGGTGACACTTGCGCCGATAGTCGAGGCATTGCACAGCGTTTACGACGCTTTGAGCGCCGAGACATTGAAGACCCACGGGCAAGCGTTACCGCCTGCGGTCTTCGTGGTGCAAAGAGACGAGAAGGCGTGGGGACATATAACCGTCCGCCCCGCATGGCAGACAGACTACAGCGCCATAGACGAAGACTACGCCTATGCACCATTTGCCATTTCGATGGGACTAGGCGAGAGCAAGAAGAGCGCCTATTTTCACGAAATCATGGTATCGGGGCAGGCTCTCGGGCAGGGCGGGCTCAAAGTGTTCGGGACAGTTGCCCACGAAGCGACCCACGCCTTCAATATCACGGCAGGCGTGGCAGATGTGGACAGCAACGGACGCCATAACATGCGCTTTCGAGATAGTGCGGGGGCGCTCTTCGGTCTCACAATCGAGGAATATTCAAAAGGTCATTGGGCAGGCTGGACAAAAACCACGGTGAGCAAGCCGTGCGCTAATCGGTGGGCGAAGCAGATAGCCCTAATTGATGAGGCGATAGTTACCGCTTGCGGTCATAAGACAGCACCGAACGGGCTAGGCGGTCTCGGCGGGCTCTTTGGGGGCGGTCAATCTCGACCCGTGGGGCGTGACAAGAACGGTCTCAAGGCGGTGTGCGGGTGCGGGTCAATCATCAGAACATCACGCAGGGCGCTAGACAAAGGCATTACCTGCCACGGGTGCGAGTCACCTTTCATAGTGGTCGGGGGGTGACGGGCAAGTCTTAAGACAGTACCCTAGCGCCTCGGGCGTGCCGATTCAATTCGGACTAGGGGCAAGGCGTCAGCCGATAGCGGAAGAATTGACAGACCAAAATAAATGTATTACGATTACAACAACAACAAAACAAAGGGGAAAACATGAAGAAGGCAATCAGAATCACAACCACGGGAGAGATAACAGAGTTAGACCTCACCACCAATTCATTAGCGCAGTTACAGGAGGCGGTGGGTGGACTAGTGCAGGCTCTCGACCTCACCGAAGTAGTGACTATGTGGTGCAACGAAGAAGGCAAGATGCTTAAGCAACCCCACAACCCATACGCCCAATATTTTTGGGACAAGGTTTACGGGGCACACACAGATTACATCGTGGGCGATATCGTCCTCACGGGGGGCACAGACAGCAACGGCGAGACAGAAGGGCTCACCGAGTCACAGACCGAGACCTTAGTGTGGCTCGCTTTTAAGGTTCGGGAATTGGTAGAGCCAAACATCACAGTATTCGTAGGCGAGTAATCAAGTATTAAGACAGCACCCTAGCGCTTGAGGCGTGGCTCTTCGATGAGCACTAGGGACGAAAGACAACAACAACAAAAGAAAGAAGGGCAAGCAATGAGCAATCTATATGCAATAGAAACCGAGACGCACAGCGACTCAACTATCACTCACCTAATCGCCTACGGGCAACAATTAGAGGGGCGATATGGCAGATGGCAGGCGTTATGTGGGCGACATATTGAAGGTGAAGTATGGGGTGCGGGTAGCGTCGAAGGTGGGCGCTGCAAGAATTGTGTGAGCACGCAGGTTAGGGCGGGCTTGAGATGATAGTAGACGACAATTTCGTAGGGATAATAATGTTCTTGATTATCGGGGCACTATATTCAGCCTACAAAGTGGGCGAGTATGCAGGCGAGACAAAACAACAACAACAAAAGAAGGGCAAGCAATGACTAGCGCAGAAGAACTCAAGCAAAACATCGGCAAGACTGGCACGCTAACAGTATCGGGCTCGCCGTTGAGGTTTGCGGTCTTAATACTTGACGCACGGTCACGCTATGGACATCTCGATTACAAGGTCACGCCTGTATCGGGTGACGGTGAGACTTGGCACGCTGACTCTAATATCACAGTACTTGACAACGATACACAACTTTAGTACCGTAAAACATAACAACAACAAAAGGGGAATAGCAATGCACGAAAAAACAGGAAGCCTATTCGATGAACTAATAGGCTTGGTTGATTATCTAGAAGAAGATGGGCAATGGTCTACTGATGAGATTAAAGAATGGTCTGACCGTTGCACCGCATGGATACGCACACAAATTAAGTTAAATGAAACAACACTCAAAACACAAACAACAAAAGGGGAATAGCAATGGAAAGAACAACAGAGAAACAACTAGAGCAACTGGCAAAGATGATTAGCGAAGAATTAAAGTGGGCTAACTTGTTGCCGAACGAAACAAAGGTAGTGTTAGACAAAGGGAGCAAGACATACGGCAGGGCGTACCGTATCTATACGACAGGCTACGAAGGCAATTCAGGCTATTCGGATAAGCCGTTGCACCTCGGCGACGGGTACCTAGGCATCACCAAACGAGAAGCCTACCTCTCATTGAGGGCTATCTTGCGAACGCTCGAAGCAGTAAGGGGGGCTAAGTGAAAATAGAAACCCAAAAACTGCTCAACTTTTCGGCAGACATACTCATCACCGCATACGAGGGCGGATACTGTGGCATGGCTAGTTGGGTGATATCAGAAGACGGGCTTTTATGGGGCTCAGAAAACGGGGACTACGAGTTAGGCGAGAAAATTTCATACGCCTCGGCTACGGTCTACCGCTTAGACGAAGACTCAGACGAGGGCTACAGCATTTATCCGTTAGAGATTGATGAGAAAGTCATCGCCGAATTTATCACAAAAGTAGGAGAGGGACAGTTTAGCCAGCAGTCATTACCCGAACACGGAAGAATGAACCCCGAGGTTCTAGCAAAACTGGCAGGGGTTTATCTTGGGGCGATTGACCCCGCCGATTGTGACCTCGACGCCCTCGATGCCGACAGTATCGTGCAGATGACCTTACTGGGTGAGGTTGTTTATGGTTGAGATGAATGTCTTAAGACAGTGTTTTGATTGCGCTCAATACCGTTACGAAATTTATTGTGACCCGATAGACGGCGCATACTTTTGTCAGCGATGCCATGATGAACGAGTAAGAGAGCAGGAGGGGGTGAGTTATGGAGAGTGAGACAGCGAGAGCATTTATTTTCGTTGCAGTTTGTTTGCTTTGGGTTGCCCCGTTTGCAATCAATAGTTGGAGAGAAGCGCAGAGGGAGCGAAGCAGGGCGAATCATCCGACAGCACGGAGAGGGTAGGCGAACAGGTGTTTGTGTTAGGTCAGCCTTACAGTGTGACGAAGGTCACATCGTTTGTACTTGACAAGGGTAACTAAGTGTGATACACTTGTATCTACAAGTTACGAAAGGGGAATCGAGGTGAATATGAAAAAACCAAAAATCATTGGTAGTTGGTCGGGTTGCACACATGGCAAAGTGCAGTTCGCAACCAAACAAGAAGCCATTGAATATGCGAAAGACATTCCAAGCCAGCCACTCGGTTGGTATTGGGAAGCAAGCGAAATCTCAGAAGGCGGAGATGGCACTTGGTGGGTAGTAGTTCCGTAAGGCGATAGGTCGGGTGACTGGCAGACATCGGGGTTCGAGTCCCCGACACCCACAAGGTAGCAATACTGATTAACACATCAACAACGAAGGGAAACAAATGAAAGCGTTAGAGACAGTCAAACTAATCGAGGTCACACTCGTACTATCCATAGAAACCTACGGCGTAGAACAAATGTTTTGTGGCATGGACTATATCGTGGTGCAAGACGAAGCACAGGTGCTTGGCTGGTCAGAGCGTGAACTGCAAGTCACACCAAAAGAAGGCGAGTAACAAAATGGGACAGATAATTATTATGGGTCTATCGGGAGAAACCAAAGTCTTACCAATGACCGCAACCAAAGAGAAGATAGTCGAAGCAGTAATTGAACAGGCAGACAAACTTTACACGGTCACATTTATTGGCGACCATTTCGTGACACCCACGAATGTTTGGGCAAGCGATGAAGACAACGCAGAGAAGTTAGCAGGAGAGTTATTAAAAGACGAATACGGATGGGACATAGCAGAAGTAAGCAACGAGATAGAAGTGGAGATAGCGCAATGAAATTGAAGCAACGCACAATGTCTTACGAAACTTGGTGCAGGTTCAACGACCTAGACCCAGCAGACCTAGACACAAACTATATCACATACCTAAACTGGAAAGAGGAGCAATGCAAGACACAGCAATAATGGCAATAGCAGACAGCGAACTATCGCTACTGCAAGCCTTCACACAAGGCTACATAAATGCGCTCGTCGCACACGACAAAGCGTACGAAGGAATGGATGAGTTCTATTGTTTTAACGACAAGTGGGACATCAACATTCATTCAGTTGGGCAGAAGCCGAGAACGATATACGCAGTTGCGTATCCGCAGACGCTCGACAAGGACGGGTATCTGTCTACCGATACATCTCATTGGGTTGAGGTAGGGCAATATGACATGAACGGGACAGCCAAACGGAAGGTAACACAATGAAACAACAGCCAACAGTCCACCACTACATCCTGACCTACGACGCAGACAATCAACTGTGGTATCACGATGTTGAAACCGAACGAGAGAAGTTCCCCGATGGTGCAACGATGAACCTAGACACAGGCGAAACATACTGGGGTTATCTTGGTGACGGCGAGTACGCACCGAACGAATCCGAATTGAACGAGCAAATAGTCCGAACAGTCCGACAACTTAATCAAAACAATCTTGAAGTACCATTCACGGTAGAAGACTTTGAAGACTACAAAATTGCCGAACTAGAAGACGAAACCCCCCGCACCCACATACCATACCCACCGTTTTGAAACGCTCTAATGCGTTCCTAATGCGTGCTTTTTCACCGAAAGACCACAATGACCCACAAACTAATTAAGTTCCTAGCAACACGCCCGTCAGTAGAAATCCTGTTAGAAATTAAACAGCGACTACTACCACGCAATATCGAACCGAACTTCATCTACCCATCACACCACTACATCGTTGCGAAGATGGCAGGCAACCAGCCTGTCGCCTACTGGAAAGGGTCAGGACACGCCACGAATGGGCGATGGACTAAACGAAAAGACTTAGCGCACCAATACGCAACCGAATACCAAGCACGCCGAGACACCGAGCAATGCGACCTGTCATATCAATACAACTACCAGATACAGTTGGTTAAATAATCTGCTAACATAAAGTTTGGATTTGCCCTGCTCCGCAGGTATCCCCTTCCCTAGCGTTGTAGCGGGGCAAGTCCATTTAACTTACCGCCCGTACCACCATGACGACGGTACTCGCGTTCTCTCGGGGTTTTGCCACCCCACACACCGTACCTTCTGACATCGTTCGTTTCGCATTCCATTGCGTAAGCCAAACATTTATCTGCGACAGGGCAACGCTCACAAATCTTTACCGCTTGGTCATAGATGCCAGCGACGGACACACCGACGGCTGTATCTGGGAAGAAGATATTGGTTCTCATTCCTCGACATAACGCTTTGTTAAACCAATTCAATTGTTTGAACTCAATCATGTTTGTATCTTTCCAAATTTGCTGTATGTATTTCAGACTTCAGTTGTTCTATCAACGCATTCAATCGTGCTATCTCATCTAGCAACCCGTTCACTATCTCGTCAGTCTTCTTCTGAGTCATCTAACTTTTCTCCACAAACAGGTTTAACTGGCAACAATCGGTCACGCAAACATGAACAGAGTGATGCTTTCATATCTGGTTCTTAGCGTGACGTACCATGGATAGGCAACCTATGTAGCCTGCTGTGTCTACGATGCTGTCGTGATGCCATCCGCCGTCAGCGATTGCTGTCCTAAGACGTGACAGTTTGACTGCGACCATGAACATGATGGCTTGCTCTACCGTGAGTGACACACCTGTCATGCCTTCGAAGATGTCGCGTGCTTGTGTGTAGTCATCTAATGGGTGGGCGTACTGTGCCTGTCTTGCACCTGTGATGAGTGAGTGTGCTTCTAATAGTATTTCTGAGCCGTTGCAGTTTTCAATCATGGTTGGGGTCTCTCCAGATTGCTGGCGAGTAGTTGAGTTCTATTGCTTCTTTGTGTGCTTCGCTTTCGTAACAGCGCATGATGTGAAGGCATGGGTCTGAGCCGTCTTCAAATTCTGCGTCTTCTGTTATCGAGGTTGGTAGCCCGTCGTGTGTGTAGCAGACAGGTGGTGAAACCCATCCGCTACGCATACCGATTTCTTTCCATTGTTCGAAATCTAATTCCATTATGTCCATTAGAATGCTTCTTCTTCTTGTAGGAATCCAATCTTGCCGAAATCGTTTTGTGCTTTTGCTACAACTTGTACTGTTTTGTCTGCCATGACTGGGTTGAATCGGCAGGTTAGTCCGATTTCGTCGGCAAGAATTTTGCTGGATGTTTTCTTCTGCCCGTCTTTCTCGTAGGTGGAGATGTCTAGTTTGCCTGCAACAATTACTCGGCTACCTTTTTCTATGGATGCTGCAGCGTACTCTGCCATCTGTCCGAAGACGGTGACGTTGTGCCAGACGGTAACTTTCTTGTCGTCTTTTCCGCTTGTTGTTGCGACTGTGAATGTGCCGACAGCCATTCCGCTTTGCGAGAACTTCAGTTCGACAGGTTTACCTGCGTTCCCTACGATTGTTATGTTATTCATTTGGATACCTCTTTCATTGGTTGGATTATTGGTTCTCTTTTGTTAGAGACTTTGTTGTCGCACAGATGCAACGGCGGTTCGGACAGGCGTACATAGGTGGTTAAGGTCATATCGCAACGGTCACAGAACCATCGTGTTTGTTTACTGCCCTTCATACAGTCACTATATCAGGGGCGTTTGATAGCCCACGGCGACCAACCAAAACCGTAACGGTCTATACCGTACTGGTAGATGGTTAGCCCTGCCGTAAGACACGTACGAGGGTTGTACAGGTCATCTGCTTTGGTTAGGACACCTTGGTCGCGTAGCCATCGTGTCCATGACCCGTTGATTTGGATTAGGCAA